ACATGAGCGTCACGTGGGGAATCCAGCCGGGACGCCCGCTTCTTGACAGGTCTTCAAGCTGCGCGCGGAGCGGGTAAGCGCCGGGGACCTGCGCCGCCGCCCATACGGGGGCCTGGGCTCCTTCTTCTTTCGGCGGGAACGTGCCGATCCCGCCGATGTACCCGTCGAGCGGACCCGGGACCGACGCCGCGGCCTGCGCGGCCCGCTGGCACGCTGCCTCGAACTGGTCGTCGTCCACGTCCGCGCCCAGGTACACGATGGTGATGTGATGATCCGTCACCCCGCCGGGTACCGGGTCGACAACACCCGGCGGCAGGTCGAGCGAGATCATGCCCGACCCGGCACCAGGTGCGTCGCCAGCCGGGTAGCCGTCCGCCGCCGCACGCTGCGTCGGCGTCTTCTTTCCCGCGGGCTGCTTCGCGGGGACGGCCGCGCTGCTGCCGTCGCTCTCCGGAGGCTTCGAGCCGCTGCTTGCTGTAGCCGCTGTGACAGCGTTTCCGGGTGCGGGCGCGGCATCGGCGGGCGTGCCGGGACTGGGCTGAACCGTGCCGGGGTCACCGAAACCGGGCACAGGTTCCTGCCCGCCGGGCGGCACGAGCTGCACGGATGTGAGCCCGGAGTGCTTCAGCAGCGACCAGTCGTTGTTGTCGACGGCCTTAACCACGGTGGCCGGCTTGAACCCCGCGTTGATGAGGCTCTGGATGGTCACCGCTTCCTGCTGCTGGATCTTGGCGAGGTCCCCGGCGTCCTCGCGCATGAACGGAACCCGCGAGTCGTACCAGAGGCGCGCCTTCGGATCGGGAGCGGTGAGGATCGGCTGGAGGGACGCCGCGGCCTCCGACCAGAGATGCACCAGGGTTCCGTCCGAGAACCGGCGGCGGGCCGAGTCGAAGTTGCCCGCGTTCAATGCGCTGCCTTGCAGGCCTTCGCTGAATCCCACCCAGCTCGGCGGGACGCCCGCCGCGGCGGCAAGCCGGCTCTCCGCACGGCCCTGGATGACGGCGTAATCCATGTCTTTCATCGACATGCCCAGCGTTTTCGCGTCCGCTCCGCCGCCCAGGTAAAGGGTGCGGTAGGCGTTCGAGATGCCCCGGTGCTCCGCTTCCAACAGCTGCTTGAACCCTTGGACCTTCTTGACGTCCACTGACGGGTCGAAGCTGATCACGAGGTTGGTGGTGGCGTTGTTCTCGAAGAAACGCCACTTGTGCTCGGTTGACGCCTGATCAGCCTGAAGGTCACGCAGGACCGGGGTGATCCACGACTGGCCGAGGAAATGGAACCAGGGGTCCGGGACCGGCGCGTAATGCGCGATCTCTTCCGGAAGGAAGATCTGCTCACGCGCCCCCGCCGGGGTGTAGTAGTACCCGGCGATCTCCGTGTCCGCGGCGAGCGCCGGGTCTGCTTCGTTCTCCTGGCTGCCCAGCACGATGGTGACGAAATCGGGGCGCAGCACGTTCAGCTGCGTCGGCCTGGTACGCCGGATGTAGGCGTTGCCGGCCAGCGAGTTGTGCATCTCCATCCTGGCGAGCAGTTTCCCGGTGGTGCCGCCAGGCCACGGCGTGTCCAGCACCCCCAGTTCCGGGCTGTCGAACAGGTCACCCGGCTGCGACCCCTGAAAATGAGTCCACTGGAACTTCACCTGGGAGAACACCTGCATCCGCGCCATGATCAGCGCGAACACCGGGCCGCTTGTCTTGTACGCGGCGACAGCCGACGCGGCGACCTTCTCCCGGTCCAGCGAACCCATGGTCATCTGGATCCACGGGAAGCCGGGACCGCCGAGCCCGAAGTACCCCTGGTACTCGTCCCAGTCCAGCGGGTCTTCCGACCGGCGCCGCGGCCGCCCGAGTGCCCTGATCGCCCGGGTGCTAACCCGTTCGACGAGGCCCATAAGCCACCTGCTCCTTGCGGGCCTCCTGCCAGCCTTCGATCAGCGCGACCGCGCACCACACCAGCGCCAGCCACGCAACGCCGAATGCCTTGGAGAGCAGCCACCCGGTCCCGAACAGGAACCCGGCGGGGATAGCGAGCAGGACGCTGCTGAACCGGACCTGGCGGGCCCGGGCGGTGATCCGCTCAGCCGTGACCGTGTGAAGAGCCGTCACGTGTTGCCTCCTCTTCTGGCCGCACCACGTCGATTTCCACGCCGCCGAGCGTCTGCACGACCGAAAGGAGCCGTTCGTCGCCGACCCGCTCGACGTAAACGACTGGCACCGACCCGGCCTGGCAGTCGATCACGACACGGCGCACCATCTCGTCGCGGCGCACGATCCCCGCCGCGGCGAGCGTCTCGAACAACTGGCTGGCCGTGATCAGCTTCGCTGCCCTTGCCATCAGTGGCCCGCACCGGTAAGCCGGACCGCCCCGGGGAAAACCACCACGGGAAGCGACAGCCGGCGTCGTCCCTTGGCGAGGAGCTCGACGTACGCCTCATACCGGGGTTCCGCATCCTGGTCAGCCGGCGTGGTGTCATCGGGTGCCATCGGTGTCTCCCCTCCGGTCGTTGCCGCAGACGCTGGCCAGGTCCGGTCCCCACCCGGCCACGCTCAGGTTTTCGCGGTGCGCCGCGTGGCCTCGCGTGTCGTCGTCGAGGCCGAGCTGCCCCGCTGCGGTGGCGAGCCGCGCGTACGCCTCAGCGGCGAACCGGAGACGGGCGCGCATCTCCGGTGTCGCGTTGTGCGGCTCCGTCGCGTCGCCCATCCCGGCCATCTCCGCTGGATCGGCGAGCCGCCGCAGCGCGGCGAGCGCCTGGGTGAGCTCACCGTGCCGGACCACCGCCCGGACGACAGCCCGCGCACCTGCCCGCCACGCGGCCTGCGTCTTCTCGGGCATCTCCGCGAAGTCACGCAGCTTCACACCGGACACGAGACTGCGGTTCTCCGACACCCCGGCGTACCCGGCAAAGTTGATCTTGCCTAGGTCGGCAGTGGTCACGGTCCCGTCCGGGCAGGCGGTAACCTCCCCGGCGGCCGGTTCGTCCTCGATCCAGCCGCACGCGCAGGAACGGTGCGGGTTGCCGTGGAACCGGGCATTCGGGCATGCGGGAACGCCCGCGGGCTGCTGCATTGGTCTCCTATCCGAGCAGGAAAAACGGGTCAGGCGGTTCAGGGGCGCTCCCGTAGGCGAGTAGCCCCATCCGGGCGAGGGTGACGGCCTCGACCGGGGTGATGTCCGCCTTCGAGTTCTTATGGCTCCACGCCCACGCGTCGCCGAGGTCGCGGGTGCGCGCGCCTTCAGCGGCGTCGGTGAGCGGCTGCTGGGCGATATGCCGGATCGTGTGCGCTGTCACCGCGTCGGCGAACCCGCCGCAGCCGGCGGCGTAGTCCTGCGCCCCCGTGGTCATCAGCGGGATCGCATCGGGCCGGTACACCTCGCCTGTGCCGGTCTTGAGTTCAACCTTCAGCTTCTTCGGGCCGAACCCGCGGTTGATCATCTCCTGCCGGAACGGCCCGGCCGGCCCGGCCGGGTTCATCGCCAGCGCGCACGGGTGCCAGCTCCCCCCGATGTCGACGACACGGTCCGCGAGCCACGCGGTGCCGGGCAGGTACTCGACGAGCTCCACGTGGACTAGGCCGTCTTCCCGGTACCCGGCGATGGCGATCGCCGACATGCTCCGGTCGGGAGCGACCGCGAACCCGATCGACACCGGGTCCAGCACGGTCGATTCTTCGTCCTTGCAGGTTTCCCAGTGGGCGGGGCTGATCTTCGCCACGCCCTCTTTGGGGTCGTCCCACCAGCCCATACGCTCGCGCGTGAACTCGGACACCGGCAGCGCCCGGCGTTCAGCTGCTATGTAGTCGAAGGAGATCCGGCCGCCCGCCTGCGGATTGGCTTGCTTCCAGCGGCGGGGGTCGTCGCACCCGCAGCCGACCGCGGTCTTCGCGTGCGTGCAGTCGTCCCCGGCCTGGCACGCCTCGGAGGGCGGCGCCGCGCACCACTCCAGGTACGCGAGTCTCGGATCGCCGCCCGCCCGGCCCCGGTCGCGGACCCCTCGCAGCACCTCGGAGTCCGCGTGCCCCGCGCTCGACCCGTACAGCACCTGCGGATCCGGCTGCGCCGACAGGGTCGGCAGCAGCGCGCCCATGTGCATCGGCTGCAGCGCGTACCCTTCGTCGAGGATCACCTTCGACCCGGACAGGCCACGGCCGCCGCCCTTGGTGCGGGCCTTGAAGATCAGCCGGCCACCGTACTTCATCTCGATGGACTCGTCGCCGTTGCCGCGGTAGATCTGCTTGATCTCCCGGCGGAAGAAATGCTCGCCGGTAAGCAGCGTCTCGATGTCACGGAACGCTTCCTCGGACGTCCGGAACTCGTGTGCCGACCAGACGACCAGCCGTTCCTTGGTCAGGTACAGCCAGCCGAGTACCGCCTGCTTGAACACGCCGGTGTTGTGCGTCGGCATCAGGTCGCGCCCGGCCAGGTACAGCCCGTCCGGGCTGCCAACCTGGATGCAGCGCACCGGCCGCGACACAACCAACTCGACCGACCGGACGCTCACCGTGAACCGGCTGGACCGGCCGCCTTCACCGACCCGACTCGCCTTCCGCGCCATGCGGAACGGCCGGTGCGGGTCACCGCTCTTGGGAGTGAACGTGACCGTGAACTTCGGCCCGCAATCTTGGCCGTCGAGCACAGCACGACCCTCGGCCATGCCTGCCCGCCAGCCGAGCGACCGGCTCAGGAACAGGACCCCCTCAGCCAGCGCCCGGACGGTGCCCGTAAAGGTCACCTGCCCCGAGCGGTGGTGAATGGTCCCGTCCGTGTCGAGAAGCCCCTGAAGGAGTGCCTCGCGCTGCGCGGAGCCGGCGGTTAGGTACGCCTCGGGGATGTGCTTGTTCCCGAGTACGCCCAGCCGCCGCAGCCGCGCCGGCATCGACCAGGTGTGCGGCCCCTCACCCGG